AATTAGTAGAAGATTTGCAGCAGCAAGTTCTGGTACATCAGGTACCGGTGGTACATCTGGTACTTCTGGTAGCTCTGGAAGTAGTGGAAGTTCCGGTTCATCTGGTTCTTCTGGAAGTGGTGGCACATCTGGTACATCAGGAAGTTCTGGTTCTTCAGGTTCTTCAGGAACAAGTGGTACATCAGGAAGCTCTGGTTCTTCCGGTAGTGGTGGAACGAGTGGCACATCAGGAAGTAGTGGAAGTTCCGGTTCATCTGGTTCTTCTGGTAGTGGAGGCACAAGTGGTACATCCGGTAGTGGAGGCACAAGTGGAACATCTGGTAGTGGTGGTTCTTCGGGTTCATCTGGTAGTAGTGGAAGTAGTGGTTCATCTGGAAGTAGTGGCACATCTGGTTCAGCAGGAACTGCTGGCACATCTGGTAGTGGTGGTAGTAGTGGTACTGCCGGCCAATCACATCAGGAAGTTCTGGTTCATCTGGCACATCCGGAAGTAGTGGTAGTAGTGGCACATCAGGAAGTGGTGGTTCATCTGGTTTAACTGGTGGCGGTGGTGCTTCTGGTAGTAGTGGTACATCGGGAAGTAGTGGCTCATCTGGAAGTTCGGGTTCATCCGGTAGTGGTGGTTCATCTGGTACATCTGCAAGTGCAGGTACCGGTGGAACGGCTGGTACTGCAGGTACGAGTGGCACATCTGGAAGTAGTGGCTCATCTGGTACATCGGGAAGTGGTGGTTCATCTGGCACATCTTCAAGTGCAGGTACAGCCGGTACAGCTGGTACATCTGGAAGCAGTGGTTCATCTGGAATCTCTGGTTCTTCTGGTTCATCAGGTTCATCTGGAACTTCAGGTAGTAGTGGTTCATCTGGAAGTTCCGGTTCAAGTGGACAAGCGGGTTCATCTGGAAGTTCAGGAAGTAGTGGTTCATCCGGAAGTGGGGGCACATCTGGAACAACTGGTACATCAGGTTCATCTGGAAGTGCAGGCACATCTGGTACTAGAGGAACATCGGGAAGTGGTGGTTCGTCTGGTTCATCTGGTAGTGGTGGAACGAGTGGCACATCTGGTTCTTCTGGTAGTGGTGGAACGAGTGGCACATCTGGTAGTGGGGGCACATCTGGAACAACTGGTACCGCAGGTTCTGGAGGAACATCTGGATTATTGGCATTAACGGGTAATACTGATAATGGTGTAATCACATTAAATGGAACTGCACCAAATGGTACAGTTGAAGCAAATTTAAGATTCGATGGTACTACGTTAGCGGTAACTGGTAACGCTACAATTAGTGGTGACCTTACTGTAAGTGGTACAACAACATATATTAATACAACAACTTTAAATGTAGGTGATAATATCATTACATTAAATGCAGATATTGGAGCATCAACTACACCAACTGAAAATGCTGGTATAGAAGTTAAGAGAGGTAATGCAGCAACAAAGACATTCTATTGGGAAGAAGCAAATGATAGATGGTACGCTGAAGATGGATTGTATGTAGGTGGTAACGTAGTTCTTAGCGGAACTGTAGATACTGGACAAGGTGCAACGGAAGTTTACTTAATGAATCAAAATGTTCGTACAACGGACGCAGTGACATTTGCAACAGTTGATACCGGACAAGGAGCAAACGAATTATATGCAATGAACCAAAACGTAAGAACTACGGATGCGGTTACATTCGCAACGGTCGATACTGGTCAAGGTGCAAACGAATTATATGCAATGAACCAAAACGTAAGAACTACGGATGCGGTGACATTTGCAACCGTTGATACCGGCCAGGGAGCAAATGAATTGTATGCAATGAACCAAAACGTAAGAACAACCGATACGGTACGTTTTGGAAAAGTTGAAATAGATGGTGCATCAAATTATATAGATACTAATACAGGATATTTCAGTATTACATCAGCAGGTAATGAAATAACATTAGGTGGTACAACCGGAAATATGTACATTAACTATCGTGCGGCATTAGGTAGTACTCCAACTGGATATATTTGGAACGCTGGTAGTAGTACTTCATTTGCTACTCATACTATGGGTAGAATTGATGCATTTACAAATTGTTTGGTACGCATATTCACCAGACCCTTCAGGATGGACAAGTGTATCTTATATAAACAAAGGTGGTTGGGATCCTGGTACCGTTTCTATTGGTAGAAATGGTAGTGGTAAAGTTTGTATTCATCTTTCAAGTAACATTTACTATGGTAGATTTAATGTAAGAGGTATTTATGACCAAGGACATTCATATTTAGAAAACTGGTCAATTACCGAAGCATCAACTTCCGGTTTATCTTTAATAAGAACTGTTGGTAGAGCAACAATGCAGACCGATATTAGTGGTACTGCTGCATCTGAAACTTTAGCAACTGTAACTAATAGAGGAAATATTTCAACTGGTGACATTTATACGCCAAATGCATCATCATATTTTAGAGCACGTTATACTGCGGGTTCTAACAACTATCATGGTTCATTTAACTGGTATCATCTTCAATTGGGTAATAATGGTGATAACTATATCATAGCAGGTAGAACTGCAACCGGCGGTAGATTAAGATTCTATGTAAATAATACATCCGATTTCACTTCAATCAATGGTACTGAAGGTATGAGATTAGATAGTGATGGTAGATTGTATTCTTATGTGGATACTCGTTCACCATTATTTTATGACCAAGATAATACGGGATATTATTTAAATCCAAACGGCACTTCCAACTTACTTTATATAACAATGCCGCATAGAGGCAATGGTACTGAAAATATTTTAGTAAATGATGGTGGTAGTGAAAACTGGAACGCAATAAACATTAGAGGTGGTGCTAATAACCATATGGGTATTGGTTATCATGGAACTTCAAGAGGTGTTTTTGGTAGAGATGGATTCTCAATTCATTTTGATGAAACTGATTCATTCCGTTTGCATACAAATGGTTGGGACACTGAATTTGAAGTTACTGGTGATGGTAGAGCATGGTTAAAAGATAGACTTGGAATTAATACAACTGATTTTTCATATACATCTTCGGATAATAGTGCAGCTGTAGGTAGTAATCCAACCGCTAATAAATTATTTATAAATGGTTCAATACAATTAATAGGTAACAACGATGCGATTGTATTCGGTAGAGGTACTTCATCATTCCTTAAAGATGAAGAACTTGCATTTGGATGGGGTGGTGGATGGTTTATGCAGGATAGTACTTGGATTCGTTCTAGAGGTTCTAAAAATGTGTATGTAGATGCATATATAAGAGCACAGGGTTCATTTAGAGTTGGTAGTGAATACTCCATTTGGGGAACGTATGGTACATATAGTGCATATATTAGTAGATTAGCATATATTTCATTGGACTGGGATGCTGCTTATGATTCGTATAGTAATCATGGTTTAGCATCAACTGACCTTAATGGAAACTTTAGTGATAGTGTATCTTTAAACTCATTTAATGATATTATTTTAAGACTTGATAGTAATAATAATAATACCAACTCTTATGTAAGATTTATGGATAATAGTGCCGGTAATGGGCAGTTTGCTTATATCGGTAGAGAAAATGGTTCATCTATAATGGAATTATATGGTGATATTTACGCAAATAGATTTTTAGATAGGAACGATAGTACATATTTCCTAAATCCGGCATCTGATAGAGATACCAGTATAAATGGATTTACTGCTAGAACTGTAGAAGGTACAAAAGGAACTTGGAAATATAATATTCCAAGATGGGCACACACATCAGATTCTAACTATTGGGTAGGTTCTATGGGATGGGGAACTACTGACTTTAATTCAGTAATGACTTGGGGTAGTGGTTTCTTTGATACTTGGTCATCTCCTGCAAATAGTCCTGGTGATGCATCACATTGGACAGGAATGCAAGCACTTCACTATACAAATGCATATAATAGTGCGTATGGATGGCAATTAGCAGGCGGTTCAACCGATTCATTATGGTTCAGAAGATTCTGGCCAAATAGTGGCGGTTGGTTTAAAGTTGCGATGTATGATAATACACATTCGGCAAGTAGAGGATTCTATGCATCTATTTACTATGATAATGATAACACAACTTATAGAGTAGACCCGAATGGTACTTCAAGATTATTAACACTTCAAGTAGATAATATAATTCAAGGTGGTGTTCAATACGCACAAAGATTGGATAACGTAGCTAGAACCGCTATAACTGTTGGTGGTAATGCTAGTACATTCTATCCAGTAATTCTTAATATTGGCGCGGGTGCAACTGTTCAACAATATGGTGAATTCGTAATTGAAAGAGGTGGATATGATGACCCAGGATACTCCGGAATTGGATTCAGTACAATGAATGCAAGATTCACTGTTAAAGCGAGTGGATGGGGATTTGGTGCAACATATGAAAATTTAGAATATTACGGAAGAACATTTAATGGAATTGCAAACTGGCAACAAATTTCGGAATCATCTCGTTTGGTGATTTGGTTAAGAGGTGCAACCGTTTATTATTTATTTAATATTGTTGGTAGTACATCGGTACATTTTGCGAATGGCAGTGGTACATCATATTCTGAAACACATGGTAGTACATATACATTCTCACCAACTTCAACGATTTCCGATAAGGCATCGTATGAAAGATGGCAAGGTGGTAACATATGGGTATATAGAGTTCATGGTAATGGATATATCTACGCACCTTATTGGTATGATATTAATGATACCGGATATTATGTAGACCCTAATGGTACATCTTCAATGGTGACGGTGTATGTGAGTGATTGGATTTATCAAAGAAGTTCAGGTGGTATGTATTGGACTCCATATTCTAGAGGTATTGCATCTCCTGAAAACGTTGGTAATCCATATGGAACTGTAGCAACTACAAATGCTAATGGTAGAAATGGTTGGAACGGATATGCTTTAGGTTCTCAAATGACATTGATGCATGACTACAATAATGGTGGTAACACTATGGGTATGCATGATACATCTTATGGTTGGATTTGGAGATGGATTAGAGATTCTTACTTTAGAGTAGATAGAGGATATAGTGAATTCGCAAATAGTGCAAGAGCTCCAATATTCTACGATTCGGATAATACTGGATACTATATTAACCCAGCTTCATTCACCGAAATTTATGGTGGATTACGAATGAGTGGTGGTCATGGTGATTCTACAATAAGAAACCGATTATTAGCATCTAATAATGGTGCTGGTACCGGTGTTGTTCAATTACAAATGTGGTGTTCTGAACCAGGTAATACTTGGGATTGGGCTGGATTTGGATATAACGTTGATAACACATATCATGATGGTTCTGGACCTTATTACTTTAGTAGACCTAATACTTCGTTTGGTCAAGCGTATTTTAGATTTAGTACATCTGGACATATGTACGTTTACAACACAAATACTTCTGGTACTCGTTATACTAATATGGAGTTCTATGCAAGTAACTGGGTATATGTAAACAACTATTTGGAAGCAGGTAACTCATTAAGAGCACCTATATTTTATGATTCAAACGATACATCTTATTATAGTAATCAAGCTAGTACAAGTATTTATAATGTAATTGGTACAAATAAGCTTCGTGCGGACACTAATAGAAACTATAATGATGGTAATGGTTGGTGGGGACATGACCCTTATGGATATGGCTGGGGATTACCGCATGGTTCATTCAGAACATTAGAAATATCAACTTCTGGTAACTTCTCTACTGAACCGGCAATGTTCCGTTTACACCAATGGGGTTCTGGTTCTCCGGAATTCTGGAAACCACAAGGTACAACACTTTATTTAAGAGAAACTCCAATTGGCGGTAATATTAAACACTCTAACTGGTTTACTCGTTTCTATGTACAAAGATACATTGAGACTGATGAATCAATGAGAGCACCGATATTCTATGATACTGATAATACTGGATACTTTACGAATCCAGCTGGACGTTCTAGGCTTTCCGAAATCGATTATGGTGATGGCTCTTATTATTGGAGAAGTGGTTCTTGGGGTTGGAGACATCAAACTCCGTCTGGATATATTGAGTTTGGACCTGCGAATACTGGACATGCTCACATTTATACCGACCGTTCAAACTTCTACTTTAACGTAAATGAATTATATGGTAATGGTTATCATGTAATAATGCATAACTTATGGTGGGGTAACACTTACTTTGGTAGTGGTGGTGATATGTATGCAACTATTTGGTATGATACAAATGATACCGGATATAGATTAGACCCGAATGGTTCTTCAAGACTTAACTTTGTTCATACAAATAACTTGTACATTAGTGCGGGTAATATGTTGTATAGTGATTCGGGTGGATGGCAAGGTGAATACAATAAATTACAATGGCACTCATCTCACGCTTATTGGCAAAGACTATCCGGTGGATACTTCATAATGAGAAGGGGTGATGGTAATGATAGAAACTATTTTAATGATAGTGGTGATATATGGATGGCTTATTTAGGATGGATGTCATCTCACTTAAACCAAAACGTAAGAACTGATGCGGGACCAACTTTTGCAGAAGTTTATAACAATGGTTGGTTTAGAAATAATAGCAATGGTACTGGACTCTATAATCAAAATAGAGGAATGCACTGGTACACTAATAATGGATATTGGAAATCAGCGGGTGGTGGATATGGATATGGTGGTATTCAATTCTATAATAACTACGAATCTGATAGTAGAGGATATGCTGGATATTGGGATGGTAGTGGTTTCGGTATGTTGAACTCATCTGGTAACTGGCAAATTCGTATTGAATATGGTAACGCTCATATGGAGTTGTATCGTATTACATATATGAACGATGCTAGACCATATATAACATACGATAGAGATAATACTGGATATTATTCTGACCCTAATGGTACTACTAATATGTACGCAATTACCGATTATACTCGTAGAGCGGCATTTATGTTAGGTAGGTCTAACACCAATCGTAGAGATATTACTGGTGATAGTAACTATTGGACAGGTACACAAGGATGGGGTACTGGATATGGTAACTGGGATAATGCTTGGTCTGGTGGATTTAATGGATGGGATATATGGGGTGGTGGAACTGCTCACCCTCAAGGCGGTGGTTATGTTCACGCTCAAGGTATCGTATCTGGTCAACACTATTCAACTTCAGATGGTGGAGCGGGATATGGTTGGATGATGGTAGGTGCAGCAGATGCAACCGCAAATAGATATTGGGCTAGAGGTAAGTGGGGCGGTGGTGTATCCGGTTGGAGAGAATTCGTAATGAGTGATTCTAACCCTGGATATTATCTGTACGCATATATTATGTATGATTCCAATAATACAGGATATTATTGTGACCCTCAATCTTATTCACAATTTAGTAGTGGTGAGTTTAACAACTATGTAAGAGTAGCTAGAATAGATTTCATTGGAACTGGAGGCAACTCTGGACAAGGTACAAACGCTTATAATATCTTCCAAGAAGGTGGTGGATGGAGTTATCCTTATCCGGATTTAAGAATCGCATATCACACAGGTCTTAAATTAGGAGCAAATGCTGGTTCTTATGAAGGAACTAGAGTTTATTCCGATTATGATATGAGTGATTTGTGTTTCACTTTAGCAGGTTCATCAAATTATTCATTTAAATATAAGTGGCAATATACGGCAACAGCTGGATATTATTCAGATTATAATGGTGCACACTGGTATCCAAACTACGCATCATCTTATGGTTCATGGAGAGCTGATGGAAGTAGGAATGGATGGTATGGTATCAGTATTGGTACCGGAAATCAACCACATTTAATGTTTGATGGTAGTGGTAATGGTGGTATGTACATTCAAGACTATGGTAGATGGACATTTTATCATTCATTAGGAAACAATTGTACTGGTTTTAATACATCATCAACATCTTCATCTTATGGTATTTATGTTGAAAAAGGAATTTACGCAACGGGTGATGTTGTTGCATATTCTGATAGAAGAAAAAAAGAAAACATTGAAACTGTTGACAATCCTTTGGATAAATTATTAAGATTAAGAGGTGTTTGGTATAACAGAATTGATGATGAAACCAAAAAAAGAAACATTGGTGTAATTGCACAGGAAGTTGATGAGGTATTACCTGAAGTAGTAACTTATGCGGAAGATGTTGATGAATATGGGGTTGCATATGGTAACTTTGCAGGTTTGTTTATTGAAGCAATTAAAGAACAAAACGAAATTATCAAAACTCAACAAAAAGAAATTGAAGAATTGAAAGAAATTGTAAACAAACTAATACTTAATAATAAAGGATAAATTATGGCAATACAAAGAAATTACGAATTACCTGGTACTGGATTAGAAGCACAAAATGCATATCATGTTGTTACCAGTGTTAGAGTTGAAAAAAGAATGGCAGATGTTCCACCGCCACCCGATACATCTAGACCGGATGGTTTAACAGCTAGAGATGAAACACCTGGTACTGAAGTTTATTGGAAAGCTGGATATGTTGGCGAAATAGCCGTTACTATTTGGAAAGACAAAGCGGCCAGAGATGCTAATGCAAAACCAATTGGATTTATTGGAACAAACCCATCGGATAATCAATACGGAGTTAGTATTGGTACTGCTGGAATGGACCATAAATGTAAATTCTTTATAGATATAACAAGTCCATTAACTGAAGTAGAACAAGCGTATAATCATTTATTAAGTACGGACTATTATAGTGGTTGTTCACAAATTTAATTCGTTATTTTAAAAACTAAATATTTATAACATATAAACAAATATATTATGGCATTACAATACACATGGAAATTAGAAGGCTTAAAAAAGCAAAATAGTGATGAACTAGATAACATTATAATTGGTACTCGTTGGAAAGTGACAGGTACTGATGCAGATGGTGTTTTTGGTGCATTTATTGGTGCAACTCCATTTAAAGCCGAAGACGTTGATGTAGATAATTTTACTGAATACGAAAGCTTGACAGAAGAACAAGTATTAGGATGGATTAAAAGTACAGTAAGCGGTTCTGCTTCAACAAATTATTGGGAGCACATTAGTGGTAGAATAGAAAAAGAGATATATGAGAAAAGATATGCTGTTAGTGATATATCTGAAAATTCTCTACCTTGGGCATCAGGATCGGTAACACCAACACCACCAACACCTTAAAATAAAAAAATTAAAAGTATAATACCCAAAGCATAGTTAATTGAAATTGTGTTTTGGGTTTTTTCATTATATTTATATGTGTATTTTTATACATTAATAAATCTACAAATTAAAACTGAAATCGGAGAAATAAAATGGCAGAAAGAATCGTATCACCTGGAGTATTTACGAGAGAAAATGACCTTTCCTTCTTAGCGCAAGGAATTGGTGAAATTGGCGGAGCATTTATAGGACCTTTTAAACAAGGACCTGCTTTCGTTCCAACAATCGTAAGAACACAATCAGAATTTGAAACAATATTCGGTACACCGGATGGAACTTTTTACACAGAGTATGCAGTTCAGAACTATTTAAGAGAAGCTGGTTCTGCTACTATTGTAAGAGTTGCCGGTACTGAAGGATATACACAAAACGCACCAGTAGGTATATTTGCCAGTGGTAGTGGTTTTGGTGATAAATTAGTTGGTGTATTATTTAATACTAAAGTTGGAGCAACGTATCAAGCGATTGACTCAACTGGTAGTATTTTAGATAATATAGCCGATAAGGGTTCATTTATTATAAAAGGAAATGAATTTGGTGGAACAACTGGTATATCAGCATCTATTCTTCCATCTGATGTGAACGATTTAAAAGATGTATTTGGCGAATCTCCATTTGGTAGTAAAAATGCATATGCTTATCTATATTTTGAAAGTAGTGCATCTCTATTCCCAACAACCGATACTTTTTCTTCAGTTTATTCTCAAATTTTACCTGACCAAGATTTTACCGATGAAGCATTATCTGCTGTAACTCCTTGGATTAAATCTCAAGTAATTAGTGGTGATAGATATGACCTTTTCCGTTTCCATACAATTGGACAAGGTGAGGTTTATAACAAAAAATATAAAGTAAGTATTTCTAATGTTAAGGCTGCCGGTGAAGATGGTTCTACGGACTATGCAACTTTCACTGTAACTTTAAGAGGATATGGTGATACTGATAGAAGAAAGAGTGTAATTGAACAATGGGGTAATGTAAATTTAGACCCATCATCTCCAAGATACATCGCTAGAGTAATTGGTGATAGATATTTCACAATTGATAACAATGGTAAAATAACTGAAAATGGTGATTACTCAAATAAATCACTTAACGTATGGGTAGAAGTTTCTGAAGCGGGTTCATTCCCTATTTCAGCAGCACCGTTTGGACATGGGGCATACACTAACCCTGTTAGAGTATCTGCGGCAACTAAAGTTCCTGCGGTAGTTTACCAAACCGGTTCAGCGGCTAACAATTCATCATCTCCAATATATTTTAGTGGATTTGATTATGAATCAGTAGGTGCTGTAACTGATAACACACAATATTTAAAACCAATACCTACAAGTGCTGGTACTGGTGCAAACGTAGCATTCGCATTTGATTCTCAATTGAGTTATCAACTGACAGGTTCTGCGGCATCGGATATGGTTAAAAGACAATTCGTTGTAGCATTCCAAGGTGGTTTTGATGGTGTAAATCCGATTGTAAGATTAGCGAAAGCTGGTGATGCAGATTGGGGAGCTGGTAACAATCAAGGATTGAATTGTACTAACTTAACATCAGCAGGTTCACAAGCATATGTTAAAGCAATAAACGCACTTTCTAATCCAGATGAATACGATATTAATTTAGTTGCAGCACCTGGTATTAATAGAGAACTTCACCCAGCGGTAACACAAAAGTTAATTGATATGTGTGAAGAAAGACAAGATTGTTTCTACATCGCTGACTTTACTGATTATCAATCTTCAATTACAACCGCAACTGAGCAAGCTAATTCAGTAGATTCAAACTATGTAGCTTGTTATTATCCTTGGTTAAAAACGATAGATGTTAATACTAATAAATTAACAACCGTTCCACCATCAGTATTATTACCTGCAGTATTTGCAAGTAGTGATAGATTGGCGGCTGAGTGGTTCGCACCTGCTGGTTTGAATAGAGGTGGTATTACCGGAGCAGTTAGTGTATTGAATAGATTAACACATTCTGAAAGAGATACTCTATATGAGAACAAAGTAAATCCAATTGCATCATTCCCTGGACAAGGTATTGTAGCATTCGGACAGAAAACATTGCAAGATAAAGCATCTGCATTAGATAGAATCAACGTAAGAAGATTACTTATCGCTGTTAAGAAGTTTATTGCATCTACATCTAGATATTTAGTATTTGAACAAAATACTGCAGAAACTAGAAGCAGATTCATTAACACTGTGAATCCTTATTTGGAATCAATTCAACAAAGACAAGGTTTATACGCTTTCAACGTTGTAATGGATGATTCAAATAACACACCGGATGTAATTGATAGAAACATATTAGCTGGAGCAATTTACTTACAGCCTACGAAGACTGCGGAATTCATCATAATTGATTTCAACATTCTTCCAACTGGAGCATCATTCTCAGCATAATAATGGAAACTACAATCAATTGATATTTATAAAAGTAAAATAAAAGGAACAAAAAATGGCAGACAATTTAATATTACCATATGAGCAGATGATATTCAGGCAGTTTGAGCCAAAAATGAAGAATCGCTACTACATGGAAATGGCAGAAGTAGGTATTCCGGCATTTATGGTTAAAACCGCAAATAGACCTGAAATTCAGTTTGAAACTGTGAAGATAGACCATATCAACACTTATAGAAAGTTAAAAGGTAAAGGTGAGTGGCAGGATTTATCCGTGACACTTTATGACCCAATTGTTCCATCTGCAGCGCAGTTGGTAATGGAATGGATACGTTTATCTCATGAATCTATTACCGGACGTGATGGATATGCAGAATTCTACAAAAAGACTATTAACTTTTATATGTTAGGTCCAGTAGGTGATAAGGTTGAACAATGGACACTTCATGGAGCGTTCATTTCTAGAGCATCTTTTGGTGATTTGGATTTTTCGTCAACAAACGAACCAGTATCAATTGAATTAACACTTACATACGATTACGCAGTTCTTGAATACTAATATTCAAAACATTATAAAAAAGAAGGGATACCAAAAGTATCCCTTTTTTATTTTCAAATTTTTTTGTTTTATGTATTTATATATACAAACTAAATAAAGTAATGTTATGAGTGAAAAAAATTATGATTTTCCAACGGAAGTATTAGACCTTCCATCAAAAGGATTAATATATCCAAAAGATAGCCCACTTGCATCGGGTAGAATTACAATCAAATATATGACAGCAAAAGAAGAAGATATACTTTCTTCTGCAAATTTGATTAAAAAAGGTATTGTTTTAGATAAATTGTTTGAATCAGTTGTTGTTGATAGCGTTAATATAAACGATATTTCAATTGGTGATAAAAACGCAATTATTTTAGCAACAAGATTGTTAGGATATGGTCCTGAATATAACGTTTCTTTTTATTCAAAAAAGAAAAATACTACTTTGGAAGCAAATATAGACCTTTCAAAGGTGAATGTTAAAGATATAGATTATTCATCTTTCAATAATAAAAATGAATTTGAATTCGTTACACCTATCGGCAAGAATAAGATAACATTTAGACTTCTTACACATGGTGATGAAAAATTGATTGATAGAGATATACAGGCTTTAGAAAAATTGAATAAAGATACTTCATTTGAAATCACTACCAGATTGAGATATATGATTAAAGCGATTGATGGTAATGCAGATTTAGGATTTATTACAAAATTTGTTAATAATTCATTTTTGGCTAAAGATAGTAAAGCATTTAGAGATTATGTTAAAAAAGTTTCTCCAGATATGGACATGGTGTTTGAATTTACACATGAAGATGGGGAATTGGAGGTGGTGCCCATTCCAATGGGCGTGACCTTTTTTTGGCCTTCCGAAGAATCATAGTGCATTACTTCATACTCAAATCTTTGATATGGTTGAGTATAGTAATGGATTTTCAATGATGGAATTATATAAAATGCCAACTTATTTAAGAATGTTCTACTACAATAAATTGGTAGAATCAAAGAAAAAGGAAGCAGAACAGGCTAAAAAAGCACAAAATAACACAGGTAGTTCAAAAGTTAGGTTTAGGTAAAGTATTTACTTATTCCTAACTTTTTCTTTTAGTAGATATTTATAGTTTGAATAAGTGTAAACAATTTAAAATGGCAAAAAAATATAAAATATCCGAATCATATATAAATGAATTTTGGGGTTTATTCACAAGTAAAAAAACACCTGAAAAACTTCAAAAAGTAATTGATAATGACCCGGTTTTAAAACAATTGCAGGCTAAAATTGATGCAATTGATGCAAAATCTAAAAACTATTTAGATACAGTAAAAAAAGATGATCCTGAAATTTACGGCTATCTTTTAAAGCATGGATTTGTAAAATAATTAATAAAGAATGGCAGAGGTTAGGAATCTTACTCCAGAAGAACTGGAAAAACAAAATAAACTACTCAGAGAGCGTGATGAAATCATGCAACGTCTTGAGGAGAGGAATAAGCGTATTGCCACAGCGGGAGCCGATGAAATAAAACGTTTAGAAAAACGAAATCAAAAAGATAAAGAGCATCTCGATAATATTGGAAATCAATTAGATGCTATAACTGAAATAACAGATAAGGTTGAGGACTATGCGGACTTTTGGAAAAAAGCAGCGGAAAAACAACAGGATTATTTAGACCTTCAAGAAGATTTTGGAACATCGTTTGCAAAATTATCACCACAGGTAAAAAATTTATTAGTTTCTCAAGAAAAGGGTGGTGGTGCATTTGCTGCAATTACCGCTAGAATTTTAGATATTAAAAAGAAAGAAATTAATGCAAGTGGTGATGAATTGGCATCATTGGAATCAAGAAGAGCAGAATTAGAAAAGATAAGACAAACACAAATTGATTCAGCAGATAGTCTTGCATTTGAAAAAGAATCATTTTTTGGTATAAGTGATGCAGCTAAACGAAGACAAGAATTTCAATCATCAATAGTTGGATTATCGGAAGAAGATAAAAAATTAGCAGAAGAAATTTTTGAAAGAAATCAATTATTACTTGCACAACAAGAAAGATATGTTGAGTTGAAATCTCAACTAAATGATATTACAAATTCATTACCGGAAGGTTTGAGTAATCTAGTATCTGGTATAACGTCATTGGTAAAAGGAATTGCAAAAGGTTTAGGTCCTGTTGTAATTATAGCAGGGTTAATATCACTTGCTATAAAGGAATTTACCGAACTAAATAGTGCAGCCAAAAAATTTAGAGAAGAAACTGGTTTAACGGCAAAGCAAACAAAGGATGTAGATAATCAGGTTAAGAGTATTAGACATGAGTTTGCGGATTTAGGTGTAGAAGCGGAAGATGTATATGAAAGTGTAAAGGCGTTAAAAAGCGAATTTGGAGACTCTATACCATTTACCAAAGGAATTGTTTCATCTTTAACTGTGATGAATAAAAACTTTGGAATTGCACAATCTGATGCAGCAGCTGTTAATATGATTTTTCAAAGTATGGCTGGATTAACTGCACAAACTGCACAAAATGTTTCCATGCA